TGCAATGACACAGGTCCCAAGCCCGGTGTTCATGTCTCCACTAGCTCTGATGTCCATAGTGAACTTCACTACGGCATCAGGGAGGTAGGCACGGCACTTTGAGACCAGCTGCCACGATAGCAACCGGCTCAACTCAGCACGGTCCTCCCCAGTAAAGAACATCTTGTAGATAGATTGCTCGTACTTGAGAGCACCAGTGCGAGTATGCTGATCAAACCTCTTTGCATCAACTCCCACGGCGACTGGTTGGTCAAAAACGGACCAGGCATCAGCCACCGCCTCACCGACCTGAAGAGAATTTAACCCCTTCATGACGGTGCGTCCACCACACATTTCGTCCAAAAGCTTGTACAACACTCCTTCGACAGCTTTTACGTAAACACCAACAGCAATGTTGTACCGCGGATCACGTGGTGAAATAATCCGCGGCGCCGGGTCCGACTTGCACGTGAAACAAACCTTTTCCGCCTTCACGAAAGTTTTGACATCACTATCCTTCCGTGAGACAGGCTCGTTTCGGATCGACTCAAGCGCTCTAGTATACCGCGCTCTCTGCTGAGGGGTATCGTACGAGGAGATAAACTCGTCGTACGACCACTTCCTGAGTGTGAAAGCGTGGTCCCTAAGGAACACATAAGCCGGTCCTGTACACCTGCGAAACTCGTCAACGTCCTGAGGAATGGGTGCTTGCAAACCTTGACCGTAATCAACGGTAAATATCCGCTCACAAATACCCCTCTTGACGTTTGCAACACTACTGTTGTGGACACCAAACATACAACGTGTACCTCGCCCGGCGTACACGTGTACTCGCCTAATCCGGTGCATCCCCGCTCGCTCTACCACCTCGACGGCATCGTGTGCGGGATTGACCGCTGTATCGACACCTGGTAGCACGATGGGGCACCCCTAGTTCTGTGACGCGAGATACGCCGCCCTCCGCGTATTACGCTTATCGGTCACAGTGAAGTGCTCCACCATATCAGAGTCCCTAACCACAAAGAACCGCGTGAGCACATCTTGCATGAGCGCGTACTTGTGAGACTCCCTGAGCGTAGCGTGGTTGAACAAGTCATGTTTGTAGATCTCGCCCCTAATCAACTTCCGGTTGAGATCCGTGGCCTTGAGGGGGCCAAACTTGTTCAGTAGCGAGTATGCGATCTCATCAGCACGCTCACCACGACCAAACTCGCGACGCCGTCTGGCATCCCTAACTTCGGTGACACACCCCAATGCGTCACTCACGTCCGACTGCTCCACATACTCAGCCGGCGTTCGCCTTAGCCCACGATTGACCGTCACCAATCCATGAGCCTCGTGCCGCGCCCGTCTTATCGCGGAACGGTTGATCCACCAGGTACGGATCCTCCTAATCGCCTCCACTGGAGCCATCGCAGTGGTTGCAGCTACATCCATGGCTACTTGCGCGAGGTGGGCGGCCTCGGCAGCAGCAATGTCAGCATCGCGTGGCAAATTCACGCGCCTGGGCGCTCTTCGTGCCACCGGTGAGGGGTCCTCCAGCCACACGCCAGTGAACAGTGGTTCAACTGACGTGAGGCGACGAAGATTATCGACCGCTTCACTCTCCCGGTCGCTCCTCTCTAGCGCCTCGGACAACCGCTTACGGTACTCACTGTGCACCTTCACAGCAAA